CTGGAAACGAGAAAATTCCAGATCAACGAGATTGCTCGTATTTTCCGTGTCCCACCCCACATGGTTGGCGACCTGGAAAAATCTTCTTTTTCCAACATCGAACAGCAATCCCTTGAGTTCGTGAAGTATACGCTGGACCCCTGGGTCATCCGCTGGGAGCAGTCCCTTATGCGGGCGCTCTTCTCTGTGGACGATAAAAAGCGGTACTTTGTGAAATTCAACTTAGAGGGATTGCTCCGGGGCGACTACCAGAGCCGCATGAATGGTTACGCCATCGGTCGTCAGAACGGCTGGATGTCAGCCAATGACATCCGGGAACTGGAAAACCTCGACCTCATCCCGGAAGAGGATGGCGGCAACCTTTACCTGATTAACGGCAATATGCTCCCTCTGAAAAATGCCGGAGCATTTGCGGATACCCCCAACGATCCCGGAAAGGAGGAAGATTCCGATGAAGAAGTTTTGGAACTGGACGAACCAGGAACAGACGGAGCAGACCCCGGAGGAACGGATTCTGCACCTGAACGGAACCATCGCCGAAGAAAGCTGGTTTGACGATGATGTCACGCCCCAGCTTTTTAAGGATGAACTGATGTCCGGCACCGGCAATATCACCGTGTGGATCAACAGCCCCGGTGGCGACTGCGTGGCTGCTGCCCAGATCTACAATATGCTGATGGATTATCCCGGCACCGTTACCGTCAAGATTGACGGCATTGCCGCCTCCGCTGCATCTGTAATCGCCATGGCGGGTACCAAGGTGCTGATGTCCCCGGTGTCCATGCTTATGATCCACAACCCCATGACCATCGCCTACGGCAATACCGCTGAAATGGAGAAGGCCATTGCCATGCTGGACAGCGTTAAGGATTCCATCATCAATGCCTATGAGATCAAGACCGGCCTGTCCCGGGCGAAGCTCAGTCACCTTATGGATGCGGAAACCTGGATGGATGCCAATAAGGCTATTGAACTTGGTTTTGCTGATGAAATCATGAAGCGTCCTGGCACCACCGAGGACATTCAGGTACCCACAGTATCCATGCTGTACTCCAAGGCCAATGTGGTCAATTCCCTCATGGACAAAATCGCACAGAAATGTGCCATTGAACCCAAGCCCACACACGAACAGAAAACCAAAGCCGATGACCTTATGGCTCGGCTCGACCTGATTAAAAACTGGAGGTAATCATTATGACTATTATGGAACTGCGCGAGAAGCGCAACAAGGCATGGGAAGCCGCCAAGGCTTTCGTAGAAACCCGCCGGGACAAGGATGGTCTGCTGTCTGAAGAGGACGCCAAGACCTATGCCCAGATGGAAAAGAAGGTCCAGGACTACGGTGCGGAAATTGAGCGCATGGAGGCTATGACCGCCATGGATGCCCAGCTGTCCAAGCCAACTTCCACCCCCATCACCAATCAGCCCATGAACGCCAACCCCGGTGCTGTGAAGCCCAAGACCGGCCGTGCTTCCGAGGCTTATGCCAAGGATATGCTGACCGCCATGCGCTCCAACTTCAAGCGGATCTCCAATGTCCTGCAGGAAGGTGTGGATGCGGATGGCGGTTATCTCGTTCCCGAGGAGTATGACCGTCGGCTGATCCAGGCTCTGGAGGAATCCAACATCATGCGTCAGCTGGCCACCCACATCACCACCGCCGGTGAGCGTAAGATCAACATCGCTGCCACCACCCCTGCCGCCGCATGGATTGAGGAAGGCGGTGCGCTGACCTTCGGTGATGCTACCTTCGACCAGATCCTGATGGATGCCCACAAGCTGCACGTTGCCATCAAGGTAACCGAGGAACTGCTGTACGACAACGCTTTCAACCTGGAAAGCTACATCATCACTCAGTTCGGTAAGGCCCTGGGTAATGCGGAAGAGGATGCCTTCCTCAATGGCGACGGTGTTGGTAAGCCCCTGGGCGTTTTCGCTGCCAACGGCGGTGCCGAGGTCGGTGTGACCGCTGCCTCCGCTACCGCCATCACCGCGGATGAGATCATCAACCTGGTGTACTCTCTGAAGCGTCCCTACCGCAAGAACGCCGTTTTCGTTATGAACGATCAGACCATCGCAGCCCTACGGAAGCTGAAGGATGGTAACCAGGCATTCCTGTGGCAGCCCTCCATGCAGGCCGGTGAACCCGACCGCCTGTTTGGCTACCCCGTTTACACCTCTCCCTATGTTCCTACCATTGCCGCCGGTAAGCCTGTCATCGCCTTCGGTGATTTCAAGTATTACAACATCGGTGACCGTGGTACCCGTTCCTTCTCCGAACTGAAGGAACTGTTTGCCGGTAACGGCATGGTTGGCTTTGTAGCCAAGGAACGTGTTGACGGCAAGCTGGTTCTGCCCGAAGCGGTCAAGGTCCTGCAGATGAAGGCAGCTTAAGTGGGGAGGTGGCAGCAATGGATCAGCTTCTGAGTAAGGTCCGGCAAAACTTAATTCTGGAACACGAGGCCGACGATTCCTTGCTGGAGGGATTCATTGCTGCCGCCGTTTCCTATGCCGAAAGCTATCAACACATTCCAGCCGGTTCCTATCGTGACGGCATCATGCCGCCCACAACGGAACAGGCCGTCATTATGCTTGCCTCCCACTTTTATGAGTCGAGAGATGGCAGCACAGGCGGCTTTTTTGCGGATAATGTCCAGGCTTCACAGCAAGTCTGGACAACCGTTAATCTACTCCTGCGGCTCGACAGAGAATGGAAGGTGTAGCCATGAGTTTTGGTAAAATGAACGGCTTTGCTGACATTGTCGTTTCGGAGTGGCAAAAGGATGAGGAAGGATTCTCTACTTTGGTGGATGTAGTCCTTGCTTCTATCCGGGTCTATCGGGAAGGACGGCATGGCACCCAGAAATGGGCAAACCTGGCTGCCTTTTCTGAAGCGACTGATCTTTTCCGTTTCCGCACCATTCCAGATCTGCCCATCACCACCGACCTTTTTCTGATCTGCGATGGCGATCGCTTTGAAATCACTTCTGTAGAAGATGTAAAGGGCCGTGGTATGTATACCGAGGTTCTGGCAAAAAAGGTGGTGGCGACCATTGGCAAAGGTTAATGTAAAAATGCCGGAGGACTTCCTGCTGAAACTGTCCAAACTGGGCGACAAAACAGATGAAATTACGGGTCATGTCTTGGAAGCTGGCGGCAAGGTCGTCCTCCGGAAAGTACAGAGCAATCTGGCTGCTGTCGTCGGTTCCGGCACCAAGTATGATTCCCGGGCAACGGGTGAACTGCAAAGTTCCCTGGGCCTGTCCGCTCCCAAATTGGACCGTGACGGCAATCACAATGTAAAGGTCGGCTTCTCCGAACCTCGCCGGGATGGTGGCTCCAATGCCAAAATCGCCAATATTCTGGAATACGGCAAGCATGGTCAGGCTGCCAAACCTTTCTTAAAACCCGCAAAAACCTCCACAAAAAAGGAGTGCATTGCGGTCATGAAGGAAACTTTTGAAGAGGAGGTCAACAGCCTATGAGCATCCTTTCTGATCTTCATGGGGTACTTACGCTTCATGGTCTCCCTTTTGAAACCGGTGCCTTTCTGGCAGAAGCCCCCGCAAAATACATTGTCATCACCCCCTTGGCGGACACCTTTGATCTGCACGCAGATAATGCTCCGGGCTTCGATATTCAGGAGGCTCGGCTGTCCTTATACGCACAGGGCAGTTATACAAAAGAAAAAAACCGTCTGGTGCGGTTATTGCTTCAGCACGATTTCACCATAACGGAACGAAGATATATTGGTTTTGAAACAGAAACCGGCTACCACCACTATGCTGTGGATGTGGCCAAATCCTATGAATTGGAGGAATGACCTATGGCAACAATTGGTCTGGACAAACTGTACTACGCACCCATTACGGAAGATACCGAGGGCAATGAAACCTACGGCAATCCCGTACAGCTGGCAAAAGCCATTAGTGCAGATTTGTCCGTAGAACTGGCAGAGGCTACCCTGTACGCAGATGACGGTGCTGCGGAGGTAGTCAAGGAATTCAAGAACGGCACCCTGTCCCTGGGTGTAGATGATATCGGCGCTACGGCGGCTTCCGTGCTGAGTGGCTCCACCATCGACAGCAACGGTGTTGTGGTATATTGCAGCGAGGACGGCGGCACTCCCGTGGCTATCGGCTTCCGGGCAAAGAAGGCCAACGGAAAGTATAAATACTTCTGGCTGTACAAGGTGAAGTTCGGCATCCCCGGCACGGCCCTTGCCACCAAGGGTGACAGCATCACCTTCAGCACCCCTACCATTGAAGGTACGATCCTGCGCCGGAATAAGCCCGACGATAACGGCAAGCATCCCTGGAAGGCGGAGGCCACCGAGGGTGATTCCAATGTCACCGCAACCGTTATCACCAACTGGTACAGCGAAGTGTACGAACCCACCTATGGAGCAGCCGCTCCTGTCAGCGATTAAGGAGGATCTGAATTATGGATATGGAACGTAGTGCCGTCATTACCATTGGCGGCGAAGAATATGCGCTGATTCTGACCACCAAGGCCACCAAGGACATCGCTGCCCGGTACGGCGGTCTGGAGAACCTGGGTGATAAGCTGCTGAAATCTGAGAACTTTGAATTGGCGATCTCCGAGATCGTGTGGCTCATCACCCTGCTTGCCAATCAGAGTCTGCTGATCCACAACCTCCGCAACCCCGACTCCCGGCGCTTCCTGCTGACGGAGGAGATGGTGGAACTGCTGACCACCCCGGTGGAGTTGGGCGATTTCAAAAATGCCATCACGGAATGCCTTCTGAAGGGTACTCGCCGGAACATCGAAAGTGAGGCAGACACAAAAAACGCGGCAGTCGAGTAAGTGACGGAGAGTTATTTACTCGACTTCTTTATTACGGCATCAGCCAACTTCACCTGTCGTGGGATGAGGTATGGCTGATGCCGTTTGGTTTGCTCCTGGACCTCTGGGAGTGCCACAAGCAGTATAACGGTATCGCAAAGCCCAAACGGGAGGTCTTTATAGACGAGATCATCCCACCCGGCATCTAAGAAGGAGGTGGCTGCATGGCAGATACCTTTGGTCTGAAAATCGGTCTGGAAGGTGAAAAAGAGTTCAAAAAGGCTCTTGCTGACATCAACCAGTCCTTCAAGGTGCTGGGCAGCGAAATGAAGCTGGTTTCCTCCCAGTTTGATAAAAATGATTCTTCTGCCGAGGCCCTTGCGGCAAAACATAAGGTTTTGTCCAAGGAGATCGATGCGCAGAAGGAAAAGATTGAAATGCTGAAGAAAGCATTGCAAAATGCTACGGAGTCTTTCGGGGAGAATGACCGCCGGACACAGCAATGGCAGATTCAGCTGAATAATGCGGAAGCCGCTCTGAACGATATGGAACGGGAGATGGCAAAAACAGCTGAAGAAGCAGATGATCTGGGTGAGGAACTGGAAGACTCTGCGGAGGCGGCAGAAAAATCAAAGTCCAGGTTTGAGGGACTGGGCAATGTCCTGAAAACGGTCGGTGCTGCCATGGGTACTGTGGTGGTTGCCGCCGGTGCCACCGCCATCAAACTGGGTACAGAGGTCGTACAGCAGTTCGGTGAGCTGGAGCAGAACCTGGGCGGCTCTGTTGCTGTATTTGGTGACTATGCAGCGGAGATCCAGAGAACCGGTGAAGAAGCCTATCGTAACCTGGGTCTGTCCCAGAGCGAGTACCTGGCAACCGCCAATAAGATGGGCGCTCTGTTCCAGGGCTCCGGTCTTTCTCAGCAGAAGAGCTTGGATCTGACTACCCAGGCTATGCAGAGAGCAGCGGACATGGCATCCGTTATGGGCATTGATATGTCCATGGCCATGGAGTCGGTCGCCGGTGCTGCCAAAGGAAACTTCACCATGATGGACAACCTTGGCGTCGCCATGAATGCCACCAACATCGAAGCCTATGCCCTGGGTAAGGGTCTGGACTTCTGTTGGAACAAGGCATCCCAGGCAGAAAAGGCCGAAATGGCCATGATGATGTTCCTGGAAAACACCCAGCAGTACGCAGGCAACTTTGAAAGAGAAGCCACCGAGAGTATTACCGGTTCCATTGGTTTGCTCCAGGCGGCTGTTGGTTCCTTTACCGCTGGTCTCGGCAACGCCAATGCCGACATGGTGAATCTGACCCGGAACGTGGTGGATGCCTTTGATGTGGTCGTGAAAAATGTCGTTCCGATCATCGAAAACGTCATTTCTGTGCTTCCAGTTGCCGCAGAAGGCATTCTCTCAGCCATAAGTGGATTGCTACCGTCGCTCCTCGAAACGACCAGCACGCTTTTTTCTCAGGTCTTGTCATCGCTTTTATCCCTGCTGCCCAGTTTGACCCCTGTAGCGGTACAGGCCGTTTTAACCGTGGCAGATTCGCTGGTTATGTGCCTGCCACTACTCACCGAAGCCGCGGGAAGCCTAATTTTGGGCTTGATCTCCGGTCTAAACGCGGCTCTGCCGGAGCTGATTCCGTCAGCGGTTTCGGCAGTTGTTATGGTGACAGAAGGTCTCCTCAGTAGCCTTGATTTGATGGTAGGGGCATCGTTGCAGCTAATTGTCGCTTTGGCCGAAGGTCTCCTCGCAGCCATCCCGGTACTCCTCGAATCAACCCCGGTCATCCTCGATTCTTTGGTCACATCAATATTGAACTGCATCCCTCTGGTTATCCAAACAGGTGTTCAATTATTGACATCACTGACCTCGAATCTGGACGTAATCGTCAGTACAATTCTGCTGGCCATCCCGGTCATAATTCAAAATTTGACCTCATCGATTTTAGCGTCCATACCCCAGATTGTCGATTCCGGTGTAGCTTTGCTGATTTCTTTGATTCAGAATTTGCCACTGATTACCTCTACAATTCTCACAGCGGTACCCCAGATCGTAGGCAGCCTGGCCTCGACCCTGGTCGGCAGTAGCGGTGAGATCATGACGGCTGGATTTAAATTACTGGTATCCTTGATTTCAAAATTACCCTCGATTTTGGTCGAAATTCTGAAGGCGTGCCCGGTCATCATTTCTGGCTTGGTATCGGCACTCGGAGAGGGTGTCGTTCAGATGAGCAATGTTGGTCAAAATTTAGTTCGTGGTCTATGGTCCGGTATCCAATCTCTGGCTTCCTGGCTCTGGAACAAGGTATCCGCCTGGATCAGTTCTATCTGGGACGGAATTTGTAATTTCTTCGGCATCAAATCGCCTTCTCGTGAAATGGCATGGGTGGGCGAAATGCTGGTGAAGGGGCTCTCTGGCTCCATTGAGGACAATGGTGATGATGCGGTCAAGGCAGCCGAAGCCATGGCAGGAGACATCAATGATGTGATGCATGGCCTGGCAGCAGATCTTTCCACAAGTCTGCCTTCCGACATCAATGTGAATGGCAGCGTAGGAGCAGCTGGTATCGCACCGGCGACCGCGGCACAGACGGTTATCAATATCTATCCGCAGACTTTGGATGAGGCGACCATCGACTACCTGTTCGTGAAGTTTAACGCAAGATTGGGGGCGGCACTATGAGAAAGTTCTATATCGAAAATGGCCTGGGTGTCAGACAAGCCTTGAATGGTGAGTCTGGCATTTTTCTTTCCAATCCCACAGGTCTGGGCCTTTCTCTGTCGCCCACCTTTGCAGACCTGCATAAAGGTTTCTTCCGGGCAGTCAGCGGTGAGTCTGAACCCCAAAGCACCATTGCAGGTGACCTGGTATTCATCGGAGCCAATGCCTACGAGGACTACAGAAACTTTGTGGATTGGTGCAGCGGACAGGAACTCTTTCTGGTGTACAAGCCTTATGGCACCACAGAATTTTATCGTGGGATCATGCTTAACTATCTGACCAAAACGGAACTGACCGATACCCGGTGGCTGTCTGTGCCGATTTCCCTGGCCTGCACTACCCCCTGGTATCGGGCGGCACCTTCCCGGATGGCTATGTCCTCTGAAACAGGAAGTGTTCTGCGGTATCCCTTCCGGTACACAGCAGATCTGTCCTACAGTTCCTCCAACGCGGGCAGTATGGCAGCAGACATCAGCACTGCCGGTCATATCCCTGCGGCTTTTGTGTTCACATACACAGGTCATATCATCAATCCGAAGCTGATCCTCCAGGGCGTGGATTCCGGCAAAGTCTACGGTACCTGCGCGCTGAATGTGACTACAGAGTCCGGCGATACCCTGGAAATCTCTACGAAATATGGTCAGTCCTATGTGACCATTACCAATTCCGCCGGCAAGGTTACGGATGCTGTACAGTATCTGGATCTTGCCTATGAACCTTTTCCCCGGATTCCTATTGAAGAAAACTGCACCTTATTCCTGTCGGCAGACGAGGCCATCGAGGGCAGTGCTTCCATCCGGGTCTATTACTACTATCGGAGTGTGTGATTATGATTGCCTTCGTAAAAAGCAGAAAGAATTTCAAAACTGTTGCTGCGGCAGAGGCAGTCTCTTGGGAAGTCCCTCTTGCCTCCATTGAAGATGATGTCGGCACCATAACCCTTTGCGGTACCTCTGTCAGCCGGGGCAATGAGGGTGACTTCCTCATTATGAACGGCCATATCTGGCTTATCGACCAGGTCAGCCCGGAGGAACAGCAGACGGTGGTTTCCGTAGTGGATGTCCGCATGGCCTTCGACCGACTGCTCCCTTATGTGGAGCCTGACACTTCCATTGGCAGTTGGCTGGCAGAACAGTTGGAAACTCACTACAAATTCGTTCCCGATGATGCTTATGCCATGCCGTACATTCTGGTTTCCAATACCGATGTGACAGAGTTCCTCGGCCCCACGGTGACCGATGGCTTGTACAGCCTCAAAACATATATGCGGAAAGTAAACCGACTCCGGGATGTCCAGGTTCAGTTTTCTGTGTCCGGAGATTTTTTAATGGTATCCATCTTCCGTAGGGATCGTCCTTCCCACAACATTGTGTTCGACGATGGGCAATCACAGTTGGTATCCCGGTCCTACAGCAGATCCTCCGTGGCGAAGGTAACCGCTTACCAGTTTGGGGTAGGTGTGGATTACTACCTGGATGAAAACAACAACATCTCCACGGCAGTTCCTCTCCGGAGAGCAGAAGGCCAATGGCAGGTGGTGGCTCTGGAAGAAGAGGCCGATATGACCGAACGGGTCAGCGATATTTTTTCACAGAACTCCAACAGTCATAAGATTGAATGGCGCAGTACTAGGGCCTTTGATTTGTATGACAATACCCGCATCCGCCTGGATGGAGGACTCATGACCTCCTATATCTCCTACATTGGTATTTCCTCTGCCGATAACAGATTCCATTACAAAAGCGGCGAGCTGGCCACCACGCTGACCGAACGCCTGAAAGGAGGCAAGCTGTGAGTAATATTCATGGCATTAACTTTGACAACCAGACCGTCACAGCCAAGGATCATGGTCGCCTGTTCCAATGCCTGGTAACAGACGGCATTATGAGCGGTTGCTCGGTTTCCTTTAGTGGCACATCACTGACCATCGCCCCAGGCTATTTCATTGCCGCAGGACGTCAGATGAAACTGACTTCCAACACTACGGTCACGGTGGATGGCAACACAAGCGGTTATGCCCGGTTGGTACTTCAGTTGGACTTTACCCAGGTGGCAACCGCTGACACCTTTGAGCAGGCTGACTTTGTGGTGCAGTACGCATCCTCCGAGGCGGCTTTCTCCACGCTGACCCAAGAGGATATCAATGGTACCGGCACAGAGTATGAGTTCGTATTCTGCACCATGACTCTGGGTGCGGCGGGCATCGCATCCATTGTTTCCACCGCAGCTTCCTCCGAAGTGTATATCCCGCTGATCACAAGCACCCACCTGGCAAACGCTGCGGTAACCTCCGGCAAAATCGGAAGCAACGCGGTAACCTCCGGCAAGATTGGCACCGGAGCTGTGCTGACAGAAAAGCTGGCTGATTCTGCTGTCACCACAGCGAAGATTGCGGATGCAAATGTGACCTCCGGCAAAATTGCGGATAGTGCTGTAGTCGCCGCAAAGATCGGCGGCGGTGCGGTAACCACGGTAAAGATTGCAGACGGCAATGTTACAGCCGCAAAGATCGGCTCCGGGGCGGTTACCACGGCAAAGATCGCGGATGCCGCCGTGACCATCGCCAAGGGCGGTACCGGTTCCAGCAATGGTGCTACCGGCCTTGCCAATCTGTTTGCAGCGGGCTACACGGTCTTGAGTGCCAACCAGTACGGAACGGCTCTGCCGACCGCAGGTACAAAGGGCAGAATTTTTTTCAAGAAGGTGTAATCTATGCCGTCTACAAGTGCAAGCGTAATTGGCTGGAGAGCCAGAGCCAATAAAATCTGGTATCCGACAAGTGGCTCCTGGGCAGCCGATGGTGGCAGCACCGGTATCAATGCTTCTATTTCAGACCCAAGCGGCAACAACAAGTATGGTGTGATTATCCAGGTCACCACACCCAATGATGCCAAAATTGGAAGCATTTCCGCTCTGTCCATTTCTTTTGAAGTCTACAGCCGCGGCACGACAACTGGCGCGTTATACGGCAGCCTTCGTACCACCTATACGGATAGTGGATCAAGCGATACAGCGAGTACCTTCCGTACCAATGCCATCGGCAGCGAAGTAAGCAAAACCGGCATCTCCACAAATTCCACTTCTCCCACAGAAGTGACCATGACTTTTTCCGGGTCCTTCAGCAAGAATACTTCGTATTATCTGTTTTTGTATACCAAGAGTACCAGTCATATTTTTGGTATAAACAACGCATGGAACGGTTACGCATCTGTCACCTATGCCACCACAACCTATTCCATTCAATACAATGCCAACGGCGGCAGTGGCGCACCAAACACCCACTACAAGACCTATGGTACGTCCACGACCATCAGTAGCACGAAACCCACCAAGGCCAATGCCTCGGCGGGATCGTACACAGTAACACTGAATGCCAATGGCGGTACTTGCAGTACCACATCACTGACGGCAGCCCGGACAACCAGATACACCTTCAGCAAATGGAATACCAACTCCAGCGGCACCGGAACGTCCTATACTTCCGGTCAGACTTATTCTACCAACGCCTCGCTGTATCTGTACGCAATTTATACCTCGTCTACAACCACGGCGGCGGTGACCTTGCCTACGCCTACCCGGAGCGGCTACGACTTCCTGGGATGGGCCACAAGCAGTACAGCAGCCTCCGGTGTCACCGGAAGCTACACCCCGAGCGGCAATGTAACCCTCTATGCCACCTGGGGTTCCAAAGGTCTGGTCTACATTGATAGCGGATCTGCTTATGAGGGTTACCAGATTTACATCGACAACGGCTCCAGTTGGGATTTGTACGCACCCTATGTAGACAACGGGAGCAGTTGGGATTTATACAGTTAAACAGGCCAGAATATGCACATTAGTATTTGAGTCTTATGCTATTAAAAAGGGTACGAAACTAACTGTAGCTTCGTACCCTTTTGAGATAGTATTACTCGACTGTCAGATATTGAGCAGGAGATTTCTTATAGGTTGCCAGACTGACAAAAATCATTGCGATTGCGCAGGCGATAGTTCCAGGAACCGCTGCACCTAAGCCAAAAGGCTGTCCAATCAACTTCCAACCCACGCAGACCACAAAGCCACTGATCATTGCAGCGAGGATACCCTGCTTGGTAGCCTTTTTCCAATACAGAGCAGCAAAGGCAGGAATACCGCAGGCCGCAGAATAGAAGCTCCAGGCAAACATCAGAATGTTATAAGCATTCTTGATATACAGAGCAATAATCAGCGCACCGATAGGAAGGACAATGGAGAAAACACGGGACCAGAGGATCTCCCGTTTGTCACTCATCCGGGGATTGAAGGTGTGCATGATATCTCGCACGATGCTCTGAACAGAAACCAGCAGATAGCTGTCAGCGGTGGACATGATCACGGAGAGCATTCCTGCCAGAGCCAGACCGGTCAGACCCACAGGTAGAACCTTAATGGCCAGAGCGGGGACAGTAGCATCCGTGGAGCCGTACTGTGCCAGAATATCATCGCCCACGATCTGGTGCGCAATGATGCCCATGAAGAAAACCAAGAAAATTGTCACACCGTATACGGAGGTGCCCAGGAACATACCCTTCTTTGCTGCCTTTGCGTCTTTCGCGGCAAAGGCTCTTTGCCACATTTCTGCACCGGCCATGGTAAAGACCAGATATGTTACAATGTCACCCAAAATGCTGCCGTCCATATAGGGCTTTACCAGGGCAGGATCCAGATTCGCAGTAAAGTTTGCAAAACCGCCCACATGAAGCAAAGAGGATACCGGGATCAGAATGTAGACAAACAACAGCAGCATATAAAACTGCAACACATCGGTATACACAACGCCAAACAAACCGGAAGTTGCGGTGTAGACCATGAAAACAACGGTAGCAATAATGGCACCCATTTCGTATGTAAGACCAACCTCGCCACCCAGCATATTGATGATTGTTGCGGCAGCTGTAACCTGAGAGGCAACCGTGCCCATCATGGTAAACGCAATAAATCCTGCCAGAACAATTTTGGATGTTCTTCCAAATCTCTGATCAAAAAGCTCAGGGATCGAGGTGATGTTGTATTTCATACCTACCTTGGAGATTCTTCCCGAGATGGCAGAAAACAGGAACATACCCAGAAGATAAGGGATCGCTGTCATAATGGCCTTGAATCCACTGGAGTATGCCACACCGGCACGTCCCATCAGTCCGCTGCCGCCAATGATGGTAGCACAGACCGTTGCCATCAGTACCAGGGGACCGAAGGAATGTCCGGCAACAAAGTAGTCACCGGTGTTCTTGATTTTTCTGACCGAGTAAACACCGATGAGAACCATACCAAGTAGGTAGGCTCCGACGATAATCAGATCGAGAATGCTAAGTTCGCTGTGATTCATTTGTTAATCCTCCTTGAAATATAATGACTGATCAAGGGGGATTGCGAGGAATATGAGAAATACGGGATCAAAAGCAATATTGCACACGAATGTGGCACAATTCAGGAAAAACATAAGGTCAGGCAACTCTTAAGGTTTTCCTCAGTTTTGCCAGAGAAACACTAAATCA